AGACTATTTGGTCTTGGCCAAAAAGACGATGAAGAAAAAACTTCATTCTTATTAGGTGTCTCCTCAGACGCCGAAGACCAAGCGCAAATGGCAAAATGGAAATTAGAAAAAATAAGAACAGATCTTCGAAATGAAAATGCCAAAGACTTTGCAACTTCATTGCAGTCTTATTTAAAAGTTGAAAATATAGTTGTTAAGGTTCGCCCAGGCAAAGAATATAAACTATCTGAAAAAATGCCAAATGTGGGTGAGTCTCTTGGAATTGCTTTCGCAGGTGTAGGCTCAAAAGGAAAATCATATACAGAAAGACTTTTGAAATCTTGTGTAGTTAAAAATGTTGTGCTTACAGAGAACGGTTACTTCGAAGTTACAATAAATGATAATACAAATGTGATATTAAATAATAAAAAAATTCTTGTCACACGAGATGATTTGCTTGTCATGATAACTGACATAAAGAGTGCAGCGTCACTTCCTGCAGATGCTACTACAATTGAAGAAAACAACGCCTCATTTAGCTCGAATAAGTTACTCGATTTTATGGGTAGTAAAAACGCTATTGTTCGTTCGTTCGAAGAAGCAGGTGGGAAAGGTCTTGCATGCACAATTGATTCGCTAAGCTTTAATTGGTTTGATCAACGTTGGGAAACCAGCGAAGAAAACTCTAAAGCACCAATGGGTTGTGATATTTCTATTTCACTTACACCAATACATGATATTGCGCCAGGTCTTGATTCAGATAACTTTAATCGTGCTCCAATATATAATGTTGGAAATATAATTGGGAAACTTACAGGTAAAGAAACTCCTTCTCCCACAACTGAAGAACAAGTAAAAAAAGCAACAGATTCTGCTAAACGAAATGAAAAATAATGGCTAAAAATCGATACTCAGATACACAGCTTGTCTCAAACCCAACAAGGCTTGGAACGAGCCGTATTCACCTTGCTGTCAAAGATGCTGTAACAAACAACCTTGTCTCTACAGAAACATACATTCTTAAAGGTTTTGAACGACTTGACACAATCGCAGGAAGAGTTTACGGTGACTCTGGATATTGGTGGATCATCGCAGCTGCAAGTGATATTGGATGGGGACTGCAGGTGCCTCCAGGAACAGTTCTTACAATTCCAAATTTTGAAGAAATTAAACAATTAATATGAAAGATATTTTTACTCCAAGATCTTTAGAGGAAATTTATAAAGTCGTCAGAGCAAAAGATTTTGAATCTGGACTTAAGTTTGTGACGCGTCCAGAAAAAGATATTTCAATTTACACAAAAGCACTAGAAGCAATTATTAATGATACGAATAATGGAACAAGATCAGCAGCACAAATCATAAGTCTTCTTTCAAATTTTCCTGAAGTTGCTAAAGTTCTAAGAGTATTTCCTTATATCGGCTCTGGAATTGCAAATGGAAATGTGTCTGTTAAAGAAGTATTGTGTCTTGATGATAATGATCCCGAAGGTACAAAGCTTGCAGTAATACAGAGTAATACAGTTAAGCTTCATACAAATGTTCGTAATGCCAATGACGTTGCTTTGTTTTTAAGTGTAATTCCTACACTTGAACTGTCAAGAGCCGTTCCTTATCTTGATGTTCAATTTCAAATAAAACGAAATTTCGGAAATGAAGCTGACAGACATTTTGCAACTGCACCATCGACATTGCGTTTTCTTGAAGGCGCAATTAGCTTAGGAAAAGACACAAAAAATCCTGATTATATAATGGGTAATGCATTGCAACAACGAAAAGGCGAAATAGGCGGAAAGTACGAAAAAAAAATAGATGATGTTGATTTTACTGATATGAGTATTTTCACATCACCGCAAACGCTAGTTCCTTCGAATACAGCAAAAGGTGAAGGTAGAGCAGCTGAAGTAATAGACAGATTTAGACCATTTATGTCACTTGAAGGTGTAGATATCACAGTCGTTCCAACGCCAGTTTATTCTACTGCTTATAAGACGATGAAGATGAGTTTGATTCTTCATGATCGTTCACGCTTGTCTGAAATATCAGACTTCATTCGTCCTGCCGTATATTCAGGTACATCAATTGAGATTGAGTATGGATGGAGTCATCCGGATGAAAATAACGAAAATAATGTTTATGGACAGCTAATAAAGAAAATGAGGCTAACTGAGATTTATGGAATCACCAATTCATCATTTCAGTTTGATGCTTCAGGGCAAGTAAAGATTACGCTTGATCTTCATATGAAAGGTCACAATGAACTGATCACAAGTAAAATATCTGAGAGTGATAAATTTACATCACCTCAAAAAGCAATTGATGAAATTTCAGAAAAGATTTCGACACTTGTTTCTGCGATGCCTGCGAATGAAAAAGATCCTCGTGCATTTCAGGTTCTTAGTTCATTTGAAAGCGGTGAATTTCCTGATACAGAAAAATTCAAAAAAGATCTTAAAGGTTTTATTAAAGATCTTTCAGCAAGAACGCTAGATGAGTCATCACAAAAATTAAGCAAATTATTAAAAGATCAAAGTGAGAAAAATGGAATTAAAGGATTTTTAGAACAGCAGAATAAATCAAAGCAAGCTCATATAGATGACAAATTTTTGAAGATCAATTTTATAAAAGGTGCAACAGGAAAAAGTGAAACTGATTTAGCAAAGAAAGATCCATTTTTACCAAGTGCATCAGAGCTCATAAATGAAGAATCACTAAGAGATGATCTAGGTCTTGAAAAACAATTAGGGCAATTGAAACGCATGCACAGTGAGATTGCTAATACAATTTCAGAGGCAAAAGGAAATAAGAAAAACAGTGTTGTTTCACTTGCAAAAACAATGTTGATCTTTGTTGGCGAATCTCTTAAAGCAACAGGTAAATGGAGTGAAATTCAGTTTATCTATTATCCAATGAATGATTATGCAGGACTCTTTGGTGGCGTGAATATTGGGTCTTTTATGCTAGAGACTGCACATCTGCGGACAAAGATTTCTGAAGAGATGAAGTCCAAGAAATCAATCGATATGTCACTTGGTGAATTTGTTACAACTGTTTTAAACGCATTTGTAGCAAATCCTAGATCAATCAACTATGGTCTAAGAGACATATACAAATCACCTGATGGTGATTTTTTTAAAGAACCCAGGCTTCCTGAAAAAGTAGGTGAAGGAACTATTGCAAATCGTATGGATGCAATCCTCAAAGTTCGAGGTAAAGGTGCTGGTGTTTGGAAACAACCAACACTTTCAACATTCATTGAAACGCTTCCTCAAATGTCAGATGTAAATCCTTCAACTACAGGTGATGCGAATCGTGATGGAAAATTGAAAAAAGGATCTGACATATTGCGAATTCATGTCTATGATCAGCAGTCATCATCATATGATGCGTTTGCAATTCTTAAAAATGCGCAAACACTTCTTCAAAATGCTTATGATTCAAAAGATAAAACATCAACACTTAAAGAAATAGAGAATCTAAAACAGCTTTTAAAAGCATCAGGAACAGGAATCATTATTGATGATAAAGACGGAATTTTAAAAATCAGTGCAACACCTGAAGATATAAAGAAATTTGTAACGCAAACTGTTCCAACACTAACATATGGTTCAAACAACACAGGGATTATTAATGCGACACTTCAGTCGATTCAAGACCCTAGTCTCAATTCAATAAACATCATCCGAAATAACGATTTGAAAACCACGCAGCCTAACGGGTCAGGAATTGGTAATTTGCCATTGCGACTCATTCCTTCTAAAGTTGATGTCAACTTATTTGGCTGTCCGCTAATTCATATGCATCAGCAATTCTTTATCGATTTTGGAACAAACACATCAGTTGACAATTTTTACAACGTGAACCAAGTTACACATAAATTAGCTCCTGGAAAATTTGAAACCCACGCGCAATTGATTCCAACAGATGCTTATGGTGTATATGAAAATCTTACACAGCGTCTCAAAATGCTTAATAAACGCATTGGTGTGCTAGGTGACACTCCTCCTTCATCTAATACACCAATTAAATCAAGTAAAAAATCTAAAACGATTAAAAGAAAATAATCATTCTGCACAGTGTGAATAGATTAATATAGTTTTTCTGTATGTTATGTGTGTCCAAAAATATTGTTGGAGCTACAAAACATTTGTTAATTAATGACAATAACGATCTAAGTTTTGTCAACGAACCTCCGCAAGATGTGTATTTTTATGATGAAAATTTTGCAAAAACGAAATGTTTAAGAACATTGTTTTCATTAGAAAAAAAACAGTTTACAGCCCAAATTCCTGAACAATATAAAAAAGCATATAGTCAGCTTACAAAAAATTCAGATAACAAAATACCTCCTTGGTTTCGATGTATTCCACAATCACAATATAAAGCTTTCCTAGATAATGCAAAAAACGAAATAACAAATCAGTTTCAAAAATGTAATGTTCAATATTACGAAAACACATTTTCTAAGCATACAATCGTATTTGATTCGCTGCAGCCATCAAAGATATCATTTGATGCAATAAAATCACATTCAAAATCCGAACAGTCATCTCCTGAAGCTGTGCTGAATACATTCATGCCATCAAGAGATGGTGTCACATCACCAATCGTTTATGATCGCCTTGGTTCGCGAACAGGACGGCTTAAGATCGCTTCAGGTCCGAATATTATGACTCTGAAAAAAGAATTTCGTAATGTTCTATGCTCAAGGTTTATAGGTGGAAAAATATTGTCAATCGACTATTCAGCTCTTGAAGCAAGAATAATGCTCTATTCAGTTGGTCGTGCAACATCGAATGGCGACCTATATGAGCTTATTGTAAATGAAGTTTTCGATGGTAAGTTAACACGTAACCAAGTTAAGGTTGCAGTTCTGTCACTTATTTTTGGTAGTGGAGAAGCTTACATAGCACATTCACTTGGAATTGAGAGAGTAGAAGCTAGAAGAATTTCAAAAGAAATAAGGAAATATTTTTGTGTGTCTATTCTTGAAAAGAAACTTATAGAGTCTATGGTTGATGGTCACATTCGAAATCATTATGGAAGACTTGTTGAAGTACCAGAAAATAACTTAATTGTAAATTCTTTTATACAATCAACAGGCGTTGATGTTGCACTTCACGGGTTTACAAAGATTGTTGAATTTATTTCATCTATAAAATCAAAAATAAAACCTGTGCCTTTGTTTATTCAAACAGACGCAATAATTTTAGACATCCCTCCAGAGTTCACAGATTTGCCGATCTTGCTCAAAGCTGCTGAGTCAATTCCTGGATTTGTTCAAAGATTTCCTGTACATGTTGATCTGTTTGCGAAATAATACGAAAGGAGATAAAAATGTACGAACTCACACCAGAAAAAATAACTGAAAATTATAATAAATTTGAATCGCTTTGCGAAAAACTGGGTGATAGAAGTGAACCAATAAAGAAAATGCTTACAGATCTTGGAGATCGTTTGGCACTTTGTCCTGCGTCTGGTAAAATTGAGTTTCATAGTTGTTTTCCTGGTGGCCTTGTAGATCATTCACTTCGTGTACTTCAAAATGCATATAAGCTTATGAAAGTATACGATTTAGATTTTCCTAAAGAAAGCATTATTCTTTCATGTTTGTTTCATGATCTTGGAAAAGTTGGCGATATGACACAAGATTATTATGTTCCACAATCAAGTGATTGGCATAAGAGCAAAGGAATGCTGTATGAACATAATTCACATCTAAAATATATGTCTGTCCCACATCGTTCAATCTTTCTTCTTCAGCATTATGGAGTTCGACTTACGCATGATGAGACATTGGCAATTTTGCTGAATGACGGGCAATACGTTCCAGAGAATAAAGCATATGCAATGCGTGAACCTTATATGTCAATGATCGTGCATCAAGCTGATGCTTTTTCGACACTTTGGGAGAAACATAATCTAGTTTCTAACCCATCAAAGTAATATTTATAGCATGTCAAATTCACTCTTGAAACTGTATATTAAGCTTATCAGCGAATCACTAGTGACATCTGACAAGAGAGAAATAGAAAGAGAAGACGAAGAAACCGTTGATGAATTTAGCGGTGTCGGTGGTATCACTGGCGTAGTCTTGCCTCTTGGTGCTGAACCAAGTAACTCCCCTCGACCGAAATTAAAACGTAAGAAGTAATTGTCTTGTACAGTTACAAATTATGTCATAATTTCTATTATCAAAGTAGACAAAAATACTTTTTAAATTAATAAACAGAATAAAGGAATAATAAAATGCCAATCGATTTAGAAGCAATTAGAAACAAAGTAAATCAACTTAGCGGTAATCTTAAGAGCAAATCAAATTTACAGTTTTGGAATCCAGATGTCGGAGATTATGTAATTCGTGTTCTTCCCTGGAAAGCAAATATCGATAATCAACCATTCAAAGAGCGATGGTTCTATTATGGTATTGGCAAAAGAGGAATTCTTGCTCCTACGCAATTTCAAAAGCCTGATCCAATTCAAGAATTGATCAACAAACTTCATAATTCTGGAAAGAAAGAAGATAAAGAATTTGCAAAGAGACTTTATCCAAAAATGAGAGCGTATGCTCCTGTTATTATCAGAGGTGCTGAAGACAAGGGCGTCCATGTTTGGTCTTTCAATAAAGCAATTTATTCACGTCTTCTTAATTTCTTTCTAGAAGGTGATGATATTCTTGATCAAACAGAAGGATTTGATCTTAAGGTAAAAGTTGCACGATCTGGAAAGATGTTCAACGGAAAAGCAAATCTTGAAATGACAGTTGATCTTGCACGTAAGGCTTCACCTGTTCTTGCAGACGAAACAAAAGCTGTTGCAATTCTTGATTCAGTTCCAAATCTTGATGAATATTATAAGCAACAGTCCTATGATGAAATCAAAGCAACGCTAACTGAATGGATGAATGCAGGTTCTCCTGACAAGGATGCACCTTCTACAACTGAAGCTACTGTAACTGCAGAGAGTGATGAACTTGATCAGTTAGCAAAAGACATAAGTGCTAAAACTGAAGTGTCTTCTGAAAAGAAAGAAGTTGCCAAGGCTAAGCCTGTGAAGAAAGATGCAGACGAAACGCCACCCGCATCAAAAGAATCAAAAAAGAAAATTGATGCAGCATTTGACGAACTTGATTCGCTTTTAGATTAATATATTAAGGAAACAATCATATGAATAAGCCTTCGAAAAAGGATAAAGCTGAGTTGTCTTCACAGCAAAATGCAGATGTCGATAATTTTACAAGTGATCTTATCAAAGATCTCAATAGAGAGCACGGACAAAAAATTGCTTTTAATTTGAGTACAGATGATGCACCAACTGTAATAAAGCGTTGGATATCTACTGGTTCAAGGCTCCTAGATTATATGATTGCAAATAGGCGCAATGGAGGTTTACCGGAAGGACGAATTATTGAAATTTATGGTTCACCCTCAACCGGTAAATCTCACATTGCTTTACAAATATGTAAATCAACACAAAAGCTTGGAGGGATTGTTGTTTATATCGATACCGAAAATGCAACATCACTCGAAAAGCTTCATCAAATGGGAATTGATGTCTCAAAGAGATTCGTGTTTATTGAAACTTCATGTACAGAAGAAGTCTTTTCCGTCATTGAAAATACAATTCTTAAAGCAAAAGTAATTAATAAAGATTTGCCAATTACGATTGTTTGGGATTCTGTTGCTGCAACATCTCCAAAGCAAGAATTGTTGAACGGTTATGACAAGGATACAATTGGTCTTCAAGCTCGTGTAATTTCAAAAGCTATGCGAAAGATTACAGGACTAATTGGAAGCACAAACACAACGTTGATATGTCTAAATCAGACAAGAACAAAGGTTGGTGTAATGTTTGGAGATCCTACATGTGTAGATCCTGAAACTACTAAAGTGACGATAAAACAACCGATTCAAAAAATGGATTTTAAAACAGCGGTATCAAAATATGATTTGACACCAAGACCAGAACTTGACAAATATAAAGTTGATGTTACTGTTGACATAACACCATACAAAATAACATTAGCTGAATTATCTAAAAGATTTCTAAAAAATTCTGACCTATCAACTCCAAAAGTTTATGATATGTCAGAGCACGAATTAGAAATTTTGAGTGCAGATGAAAATGGTGATGAGGTGTTCAAGCCACTTACGCACTTTGTTGTAAAAGATGAAGTTGTTGAACACTATCAATTAGGCGAGCTTAAAGGAACAGCAGATCATCGAGTCCTTGTAGGAAAAGAATACATTACTCTCAAAGATCATCCAGAAGCGAAATTAGTTCAAAGCCCTATAAATGTTGTTGATGTTTCTGTTGACGAAACACAATGTTATGTTGCTAATGGACACATCAATCATAATACAACACCCGGTGGAATGGCAATTCCTTTTCATGCAAGTGTTCGATTAGCTCTCACAGGTGGGTCGAAAATTATGTCCAAGGATGGTGAAACTGCTCTTGGTATTAATGTGATTGCTCGTACAGCAAAAAACAAGGTGGCAATGCCATTTCGAAAATCTGAATTTGAGATTCATTTTGGCAAAGGCATTGTTGAGCATGAACAAATCTTTGATATTATGCGAGACAAAGGAGCGCAAATCGTTGATGGGAAAAAAATTCTTATTGATGGTAAAGGTGCTTGGAAGCAAATGAAAGTTAATGACGAAAAGACAGGTGAAGTTCTTTATGAAAAGAGTTTTTACAAGAATGAATTTGATAAACTCTTTATAGATCCTGAAGCAGGTCCATATCTTGAAGCCGCATTTGAAAAAATTATGGTAAAAGACGCGTCAAATATGTTATCAGATCTTGATGAATCGAAAGATGAAGAAGAAAAATGAGTAGTCTAAAAATTGTTCGCCTTGTTTATGTAAAGAAGCTTCATCCTGATGCTGTACTTCCAACACCAAAACCGGGTGATGTAGGTTTTGATCTTTCTTCAGTTGAAGATGTAATATGTTGTCATCCAGGAAGAGTTGCAAAAATTCCAACAGGACTTGCATTAGCAAAACCAATGATAACGCAAGATAATAATTCACTCTTTTTTAAAGTTGAAGGACGTAGTGGATTAGCATCTAAAGGATTATTTCCTGTTGGAGGAATAATCGATCCCTCTTACAGAGGAGAAATAGTCGTGCTACTTTTCAATTCAACTGATGCACCATATGTTATCTCGAAGGGTGATCGTATTGCTCAGCTTGTTTGCTATAATGTTCTTGCACCGAATGAAAATATTGGTGTTAAGTTTATTGAAACAGAAGAACTTCAGGCTTCTGAAAGAGCAGATTCAGGATTTGGTTCAAGTGGAAAATAATACTTTGGTGCCAAATTATTAATGGAAGACAATAGACCAATTCTTCTAATTGATTGTCTAAATCTTTTCTTTAGAAGTTATGCCGCGTTTCCAACAATGTCTGCTCATGGTTATCAAATGGGCGGAACTATTGGGTTTCTAAAGACACTTCGAAAACTTGTGAATGAAAACAGTCCTAAAGCAATTTATCTTGCTTGGGAAGGCGGCGGCTCTGTTCGTCGCAGAACTTTATTCAAAGAATATAAGCAGAATCGAAAGCCTGAAAAACTTAATCGTTTCTATGAAGATGATATTCCTGAATCTGAAGAAAATAAGATTCATCAAATGAAGACGCTTGTATCGCTTCTTAAATGTGTGCCTGTATGCCAAATCTATGTTTCAGACTGTGAAGGTGACGATGTTATTGCATATCTTAGCAAATACAAGTTTCCAAATGAAAAGAAAATAATTGTATCATCAGATAAAGACTTTTATCAATTGCTAAATGATGACACAAGAATTTTTAGTCCTCATATGAAAAATTTTGTCACAGCAGAAGATGTTTCAAAGAAATTCAACATAACACCTATCAATTTTGCATTAGCAAAGAGCCTATGCGGAGATCCCTCAGATAATATTCCAGGAATCAAAGGATTTGGATTCAAGACAATTACGAAAAGATTTCCTATCATATCTGATGTTGTTCCAATTGCACTTGATGAATTGCTTCAATATGCACAATCACACAAGGATGAGAGTAAGCAATATGAACGTGTTATAAATGAATTTGACACAGTTCGTCGCAATTGGCAATTGGTGTATTTAGATGCGATTGGATTAGCGTCTTATCAAACACAAAAAATAGATTATTCAGTTAGTACATTCCAACCTAAGATGGATAAGATGTCTTTTATAAAGAAACTTATATCTGAGGGAATCACAGATTTTGATGTAGAAACATTTTTCTATACTTTCTCTCGTTGTATGTTTTAGAGGATTAATGAGCCAAGAACAACAAATAACAGTTACAGCGTCGACACCAACATTTGGAACTTACGGTAAACAGTTTCAAGAAAAAATTATGCAAGCTCTTCTCTCTGATAAGAGATGGGCAGAGCAAATGACAGAAGTTTTAGATGTGTCATATTTCGATCTTAACTATCTTCATTATCTTGCAGAGAAATATTTTTCATATTCAAAAAAATATAAAGAATTTCCGACATTGCAATTGCTTGTTACAATTATCAAAGACGATTTGAAGAATGGTACGGATATTCTTCTTCGTGATCAAGTGATTGATTATCTTCAACGAGTCAGACTAAATCCAGACCCAGGTGATCTTCCATTTGTGAAAGAAAATTCACTTGATTTTTGTAGAAAACAAGCATTGAAAGTTGCTCTCGAAGAAGCAATTGATCTTGCATCAACAGCAAAATATGAAAATATTGTTGATGTGATTCGTAAAGCTGTAAGTGTTGGCACAGCTCCTTCATTAGGACATGATTTTACAGAAGATTTAGAATCTCGTTTTATTAGAATTAAGAGAGACTGTGTTCCAACTGGAATTGAAGAACTTGATAGACGCGATATCTTAAATGGTGGTCTCGGTCGGGGTGAGCTTGGAGTTGTCTGTGCGGCGACAGGCGTTGGCAAGTCACATTTTCTTATTCAAATGGGATCATCAGCAATAAAAGCTGGAAAGAATGTTCTTCACTATACGTTTGAGCTTTCAGAAGCATTAGTTGGAACTCGTTATGATTCACACTTATGTGATACTGCATTCAATGATGTAATGGACAGAAAAGCAGACATCATCGAAAAATATAAAAATATGAAAATTGGAAAACTTATTATTAAAGAATTTCCAATGAATACATGCACAGTTCAAACAATCCGGGCGCACATTGAAAGATTATCTTTAAAAGGATTTGTACCCGATCTTATCGTTATTGACTACGCTGACATTATGAGATCATCAAGACAGTTTGATTCTCTTCGTCATGAATTAAAACTTATTTATGAAGAACTTCGATCTTATGCAACTGAATTACAGTTGCCTATCTGGACAGCATCTCAAACAAATAGAGATGCATCACAAAGTGATGTTGTTGGTCTTGAATCGATGGCTGAAGCATATGGTAAAGCAATGGTTGCTGATGTTGTTATAACAATTTCAAGAAAAAGTATGGAAAAGTCTCTTGGTTATGGACGATTATTTGTTGCAAAAAATAGAGCAGGCCGTGACGGATTAGTATATCCTTTAAAGATAGATACTTCAAAATCTATGTTTTCTATTACTGGTGAAGTTTCAACACCTCAAGAAGAAATACAGCAAAATGAAGCATCATATAAACAAAGAATAAAAGAAAAGTTTAGAGAGTGTGAACTTGATAAACTTCAAGAAAAACAAGCAGAAAATAAAGTTGTTGGTGATTAATTATTTTTGGAGATCTGAATGAGTGACGGAAAAAAGACGTATACAGAAGAAGAAGTAAAAGAATCAACAATAAAATATTTTTCTGGAGATGAACTAGCATCAGATGTCTGGGTATCGAAATATGCCCTTCGCAATGCAGATGGTGAATTTCTTGAAAAAGAGCCGTCTCAAATGCATAGAAGGCTAGCTAAAGAATTTGCTCGTATAGAAAAAAAATACCCAAATTCATTAAGTGAAGACGAAATCTATTCATTGTTTGAAGAATTCAAGTATGTGATTCCCCAAGGTTCTCCAATGAGTGGTATTGGAAACGAATATCAGTTGCAATCTCTTGCTAACTGCTTTGTTATTCCAAGTCCAGGCGATTCAATTGGTTCAATTGCAAGAACAGATGAAGAAGAGTCACAAATCATGAAACGCCGTGGCGGCGTTGGGCTTGATATTTCAAATATACGTCCAAGAGGAATGACAACTGCAAATGCTGCTCGTACAACAGACGGAATTTCAGCATTCATGGAAAAGTTTTCAAATACTTGTAGGGGTATAGCCCAAGGCGGAAGACGAGGAGCGTTGATGCTGAGCATAATTGACTCACATCCAGAGCTTGAAACTTTTATTAATATTAAAAAAGATTTAACAAAAGTTACTGGTGCGAATATTTCTGTAAAAGTTACAGATGAGTTTATGAATGCTGTTGAGTCAGATTCAGATTTTATTTTGCGCTATCCTGTCACTTCAACACCCGAAACAGCATTGTATACAAAAACAGTAAAAGCAAAAAATGTGTGGGACCAAATGATGGTTGCAGCTCATACATCAGCTGAGCCAGGAATTCTTTTTTGGGATACAATTCTTCGAGAATCACCATCAGACTGTTATACATCTAAAGGATTTGGAACTGTTTCAACAAATCCGTGTTCAGAAATTCCGCTGAGTGCAAACTACGATTCATGTCGTTTAATTGTTGTTAATGCATTATCTTATGTAAGAAATTCTTTTAAAAAATCATCTAATTTTGATTTTGACTTATTCGCTAACCATGTTAAAAAAGCACAGCGTTTAATGGATGATCTTGTTGATCTTGAAATTGAATGTATCGAGAGAATAATAAAGAAAATTGAAAGTGATCCTGAAACAGACAGTATCAAGTCAGTTGAAATGAATTTATGGAAATCAGTTATAAAAGCTGGTCAACAAGGTCGACGAACTGGGCTTGGCCTAACAGGTATTGGTGACACTGTTGCAGCATTGTGTATGCAATATGGTTCAACAGAATCAATTGAGTTTGTTGAAAAATTGTATGCTGCATTAGCTGTCGCCACAGAAACATCTAGCACAGAACTTGCAGAAGAACGCGGTGTATTTCAAGTTTATGATTATGAACTTGAAAAAGCAAACCCATATCTTTTACGTGTTGCTGCATTAGACAAGAACTTTGCAGCACGTTGGAAAAAATTTGGAAGAAGAAATATTTCAACGACAACAACAGCACCATGCGGAAGTATTTCGCTTTGCGCAAAAACGACAAGCGGAATTGAACCTGCATTCCTTTTACAATATAAACGTCGTAAGAAAATCAATACACAAGATGCAAATTCTAAAGTTGATTTTGTAGATCAGCTTGGAGATAAATGGCAAGAATACGAAGTGTATCATCATGGCGTAAAAGCTTGGATGGAAGCAACAGGAAAAACTGATATTACACAGTCACCTTATTGGAACTCAACTGCTGATAAGATTGATTGGGAAAAATCTGTAGATCTTCAAGCTGCAGCACAAAAATATATTTCACATGCTATTTCTAAAACTTGTAATTTGCCAAATACAGTAACAGTAGAGACTGTTTCAAACATTTATATGAAAGCTTGGAAAACTGGCTGCAAAGGTTTTACAATTTACAGAGACGGATCAAGATCTGGTGTTCTTGTCTCTTCAGAAAAGAAATATGAAGATGTCGAAGCACAACCAGCAAAAGTTATAGAAACTCACGCTCCAAAGCGGCCGCTTCAGCTTCCTTGTGATATTCATCGTGTCAAAGTAAAGGGAGAGTCATATCTTGCATTTGTAGGACTTCTAAATGATAAACCATATGAGTTGTTCTGTGGGTTGTCAGAACATGTTGAAGTTCCAAAGAAGATTAAAAGAGGGTTTCTTGTAAAGAACAGCAAAAGCGCAGGGTTGTCAACATACAACCTAAAGATTCCTCTCGGCGATGATGATGAGGTAACATTCAAAGATGTTGTTACAATGTTTGAAAATCAAACAAATGGAGCATTTACACGTACATTATCCTTAGCTCTACGCCATGGAACGCCTATCCAGTATATCTGTGAACAATTAGGTAAGGATAAACATTCAGATATGCAAAGTTTTTCTACAGTGATCGCTAGGGTCCTTAAAACCTATATCAAAGACGGTACAGAAGTTGCAAGTGAAAAAAGTTGTCCTACATGTAGTAATACCGGTCTCATTTATCAAGAAGGATGTATCACATGTCCTGCATGTGGATATAGCAAATGTGGTTGATACTGTATATTTAAGATTATGAAAATCACTGTTTCTGCACTTCGTAAAATCATCAAAGAAGAATTAAAGCACAAAACTCCTGAAGATGAGGCTTCTTATAAGAAGATTATGGACTTAATTCATTCTGTTCTTGGAGATACGCCAAAAACAAAAGAAATAGCTGGCGAACTTGAAATTGCAATGTCAGAACCAGAAGAAGATCGGCCACAGACGATTTCTATGAAATCAATTGCACAAAAAAAATCTCCTCCATCGTCTGGTGATGAAATCACGATGAAGAGTATTAAATAAGCATAAAACAAGCTTATAAAATAGACTTATAATAATAAGCAATCCTGTTCGCAGGACTTAAATGGGATTGCTTAAATTTAGCATATGGTGTCGTCACTCGCCTGAGTTACTTTTAAAAGTGCTAGATGATCCAGCATCACAAATTTCTGATAAGCTCGACGCACTTTCATTTGTTCCTCTTCTTGATGAGAAGTTTAGAGAAACAGCAATTATTAATTCGCTAAACAGCAATCACGAAAAGGTTGCTGTTTTTGCTTGTGAAATTGCAAGTCAATGTATGTCGCACACAGTTTTTAAAATTCTTAGAGATTTATCTGCGAAAAGCAATATTGCACTTTCTTTAGCTGCAAATGATACATTGTCATTTTTGAAAGAAGAATATAATGAAAGGTACACACAAATGGATAATGTCTTGTTTGGTCTTAACGAAGATCATGAAAATAAAGTTGAACTGATTCAACAAATGGGAACAGATGAGGATCATGCTCTAAGCGCATGGACATCTACGAGTCGTGAACTTAATGACTCAAAAAGAAGTCGAATTCCTTCTCTTCTTAAAATGCTTGCTGAAAATGGGCATCACACCCCGTTTGAAAAATCATATATTAGATTTCTTGTAACATCCGATATTGCTTCGCATATTCATTTGCTTAAACATCGTGTTGGTGTATCAATCAATGCTGAATCAGCAAGATATAAAGAACTAAAAGACGACAAGTATTATGTTCCAAATGACTGGAGTGAAGGTGAGCGTATGAAGTATATTGAGCACATGCAAACTTGCATTGAAAAATATCACGAAACACTTGAGCGTCTTGTTTCTTCTGGAATGTCTCGAAAAAGAGCAAAGGAAAGTGCACGTTTTTATCTTCCATATGGAAATCAAATTGTGTCTGATATATCATTCAATTTTCGTTCTTTTATGCATTTTCAAGGACTTCGAAATAAACCAGAAGCACAAATAGAGATATCACAAATTGCCAAAAAAATGCTTCAATGTGTTTGGGAATCTGGAACGCTCAAGGATTCGCTTGCAGCATTTGGATGGACAGAGGAAAAAATATATGAAAAGTAAACTAATCGCAATCGAAGGCTCTGATAGAGTTGGAAAACAAACACAGTCTATTATGCTAAATGCATATATCAAGTCAATTAATCGATCATCTCAAAAAGTTGAAGTTCCATATAATGATAGCTTTACACATAAGCTTATTTACTGGATGCTCAAAAATGGAGCCGCAAAATCTTTTCCGTTATTGTTTCAGGTAATCCAAGTTCTAAACAGAATTATTTTTCAGATATTTGTGTTACCAAAATATTCAGATTGTGAATATATTGTTCTTGATCGATGGCTAGCAAGTACATGGGTATATGGATCAGCAGAAGGGTTGTCACCAAGAGTGCTTCGATTTCTTTGTTCATTTGTAAAACGTCCAGATTTTACTGTTGTTCTGTACGGCACCCCACACGTACAAGAAGTTCGTGATGTATATGAAGCTGATCTAGCTTTACAAGCATCAGTTCGACTAAAATATCTTGAATGGTCTCAAGCACATCCTTGTTGTTCGACTGTTATTGATGCAAATCAAGATATGCAAACAGTTTTTTCAAAGATAATTGAAACTTTACAAAAAAATAGTGTTTTATAATAATAGTGAGGAATGACAAAATGAATTCAAATTTAAAATTAGATGACAGTGTACTAGCAAATTTTGTTCGACTTGTTCAGCTTGGTATTTTGACTGGAACTGATGTAACAGATTGGATGAGAATGATAAGACTTGAACCGTCAGTAGAAGATTCTAATGTTCTTGTTATGACAGAAGAATACACAAAAAATTCTGATGCTCATGTTGAAAAACTCCTCGCAGATGTAGAAAAGATTCAAGCTGAAATGGAAGCACAAGCTTCCGGCCAATCTGATGCCGGTTGAAGATTTAATTTTATTTGAAAGACTAGGACTACTATCAAAACTTAATAGTGATGATTATTTTAAAATGTTAAGCATTGCACTTGTTTTCATAGTAGTTTTTTATTTTTATAGTAAAGAAAAAAATAATGAGTGATAAATTAGAGCTGATGCTTGAACAACAATTAGAGTTTATGAATCTTCTTAAAGAAGCGAGAGGGTTTCCTAGTTTCCCTGTTGATCTAACATCAAAGGATGGACAAAAACTTTTAAAAACAATTTCATTTGAAGCGATGGGTGAATTATTTGAAGCCGTTCAGCACCTTAAGAATAGTAAGGGTCATCGTGCAACAGACGTTTCTGAATTGAATAGAGAAGAATATCTTGAAGAACTAACTGATTGTCTTCATTATTTTTTTGAAATTGTTCTTGCATCAGGTATTAGCTCTGATGAGCTATTCGATGCTTATATGAAAAAAGGTCAGATCAATTTTGAAAGAATAAAAAAAGGATATTAAAAGCCTTTACAATCAAAAGCGAATGCTTAATTTCATTTCAGCCCTAATGAGGCAAAAGGAGAAATGAAAATGTTAGCAAGACTAGACAATGTATTTGATGATTTATTTTACCCTTTTTCACAAAATTCATGGGTTCATCAGCGAGAATCTAAATTATCAAAGAGTGCAAATTTGTTTCCAAGAATAAAAACCCTTGAAGACAAACTGCAGCTATCATATGATGTCCCAGGCGCAAAATTGGACAATTTAGAAATCTTATCAGAAGATCGACTGCTTACCGTAAAAGCTACTAGAAAAGACTTTGATGAAACAGTCACATATCATTATTCACTTTCATCAAAATATGATGGATCTTTAGCGACTGCATCTCTTCAAAATGGCGTCTTAGTGCTTGATGTTCCTCAAAGAGAAGAAAGTAAATCTAGAAAAATAAAAATTATTGCAAAAGAATAAATTCTGAACTGTAATATTGTTTGAAAGGGACTTCGGTCCCTTTCTTTTTTTAATATGTAATGTGACATGTTTATATGGTAAAGTTAAAATGTGAAATTAGCAATCGCAACAGATATTCATTTAAATTTTGTATATGAAGCTGGAACATCTGAGTTTATTAGAAGAGTAAACTTGTCTGGATGTGATGCCATTCTTTTGACAGGTGATATTGCAGAGGGAAATAATCTGGAAAAATATTTCCAAATATTTGTTAGAGAATGTAATCTGCCTGTTTATTTTGTTCTTGGAAACCACGATTACTGGGGTACGTCAGTTAGCGGAATTCGAGATGATATGAATAAGTTCTGTGCAGAAAATAAAGGGTTTACATATCTGAGAAGTTCAGATCCTGTTATTTTGACACCTGGCACTTCGCTTATTGGAATTGATGGTTGGTATGATGCAGGCTATGGAGATGCTAAAAAATCAACGCTGATTATGAACGATTGGTTCAAGATTTCAGACTTTTCTGATTATGTTGTGCCAAATTTTGCAAATTCGTATTATGGATATGAAAATACGATCAACAAAGCTGGTATAGTGTCATATTGCAAAAAACTTGCAATTCTTGATGCTGAGTTGTTGTCTAGAAAAATTGACGAGGCTGCGAAGGTAAGCAACACAATTTTAATTGCAAGTCATTTTCCGGGATGGCTGGATGTCTCTAAATACAGAGGAAAACCAACAGACAAGAATTCACAGCCGTATTACATTTCAAAAATTCTTGGTGATACAATCAATGAAGCAGCAGGAAAACATCCGGATAAAGAATTCAAAGTATTTTCAGGACATACACATGCTGCAGCAACAACAAGGCTTGCACCAAATTTAGAAGCAACAGTTGGACATTCAGATTACGGAAACCCTCAGATTTATAAGATAATTGAACTATGACTAAACCAAAACAATTCGTCGGTCTTCACGCTCATACAGGATTTAGTACATTCGATGGTCTTGGTTCTCCAGAAGAACATATCGATTATGCTGTAGAAAATGGTATGGATGCTATGGCGTTTACTGAACATGGGAACATGGCTTCGTTTCCTCAAGCAACTCTTCATGCAAAAGAACTTCGCAAAAAAGGAATTAACTTTAAGCATATCGCCGGTGTTGAAGCATATTACCATCCTGATCTTGCTCAATGGGAACGAGAAAAGTTTGAATATGAAGAATCTAAAAAAGAATCAAAAAAACATATTGCAGCAGACGTAGAAGAATCGGGGGCAGAAAATGAAGATGAGACCAAGAATGTTTCTAAGTGGTTTAATCCAATTAATAGACGTCATCACTTGGTGCTTCTTGCAAAGTCGAACAAAGGATTAGAAAATTTATTCCAGCTTGTTTCAAAATCTTTTAAAGATGGGTTCTATAAGTTTCCTCGCATTGATAGAAAAATGTTGAAGGAATTCGGTGAAGATATTGTCATTACGACAAGTTGTGTTGGTGGGCCCTTGGCATATTCGGCATTAACCCATTTTCCTGGAGTGCCGTTTGACGATCTGAAACCTGAACTGATGAATGATAAATCAGTATTTGATTCGATTATGTCAAAAGCAGAAAATGTCTGTGATGAGCTAATTGATGCAGTTGGAAGAGACAATTTTTTTGCTGAGCTGCAGTTCAACAAACTTGCTCCACAACACCTTGTTAATCGATCTATTCTTGAACTAGGAAAACGAGGAATCAACCTAATAGCAGCTGCCGATTCACATTATTGCCGTCCTGAACTTTGGGCAGAGAGAGAAATTTATAAGAAGCTTGGAAGACTAAATTACGATCAAATTAATGCTGATTTGCTTCCAAAAGACAAGTCTGCATTGAAGTGTGAATTGTATCCGAAAAATGCAACTCAAATGTGGGATGCATACAAAGAATATTGCGGTGATTATTCATTCTATGATGATGCTGTTGTGTCAAAAGCAATTGAGAGCACATGGCATATTGCACATGACGTAATTGGAAATTTTGAACTTGATTCTAAAATGAAACTTCCGTCATTTGTTGTTCCAAAAGGAATGACTGCATTTCACGCACTTGTTGAAGCGTGTAAAGACGGTATGCGAATCCGCGGCTTAATGGGAAAGCCTGAATATGTTCAGAGACTAAAGCATGAACTAAAGATTATTAAGGATAAAGAATTCGCTCAGTATTTTCTTACAATGAAAGCAATCATTGATATTGCACATTCATCCATGTTAGTAGGTGCCGGGAGAGGATCGGGGGTTGGAAGTTTAGTTAATTATGTTCTTGGAATTACACAACTTGATCCAATCAAGTATGGATTGATTTTTGAAAGATTCATTTCACCTTCACGCGTCGATGAACCCGACGTTGATTCTGACGTCGCCGACCGCGATTCATTAGTGAATCAGATGAAAACAAGTTTTGGAGAAGAGAACGTAATTCCAATTACAAATTTCAACACATTTCAGCTCAAGTCTCTTGTGAAAGATATTTCAAGACTTCACGGAATTCCATTTGAAGAATCAAATGAAGTTACAAAAAATCTTGATGACGATGTTAAGCATAAAGCTAATGCTGCAGGTGAAAATAAGTCATTATTTCAATTAAAATATGACGACTGCATGAAACACTCAGAGAGATTTAGAAATTTTATTGAAAAATATCCTCATGTTGGTCAACATATTAAAGTTTTGTATAAACAGCAAAAAACGCTTGGTAGACATGCCGGCGGCGTTGTTGTAATTGAAGATGCTTCGAAGCATATGCCGCTTATTGCTGTGCGAAAAGAAATTCAGACACCTTGGCCTGAAGGGATGCATATTAAGTCTCTTTCACCATTTGGAATTATCAAGTTTGACATTCTTGGACTTGAAACTTTGCGAATGATTCAACGTGCTATTGAATTGATTTTACAGCGCCATGAAGGAATTTCAAACCCTACTTGGAATGATGTGAATGACTGGTATCAGAAACATTTGTCACCAGATGTAATTGACGAAGCTGACCCAAAAGTTTTTAATCGTGTTTTTAAAGAAAAGCGCTTCGCAGGAATATTTCAATTCACAGCAAAGCATACACAAAAGTTTATTCATGAATTTGATCCTGAAAATGTGAATGATCTTGCAGCAGCTACAGCGATATATCGTCCTGGTCCTTTAGCAGCAAAAGTTGATAAACTGTATATTGAAGCAAAACGTGATAGAAGCAAAATTCATTATGATCATCCTGCAAAGAAAAAAGTGTTTGAACCAACTTTGGGATTTTGTCTGTTTCAGGAACAGCTAATGCAGATCGCACATGAATTGGGTGGGCTTTCACTTGATGAGTGTGATAAACTCCGCAAATCGATTCTTAAAAGATCAGTTTCGGGATTGAGTAAAAACAAATCTGAATCAGAAATACTAGAAGAGAAATTTATTGATGGTGCGGAGAAAAATGGATATCCTCGAGATAAAGCAAAATCTTTCTTTGACGAACTGGCCAAATGGAGTTCATATGGGTTTAATAAAACTTTGTATCATTATGAAATGATTGATGTTTTTGATGAAAGTGGGAAATTCATTGTCCCGAAAAAAATATGTGATATTTTGCCTGGTGAATATGTCAAGTCAAGAGATGAAAACACAAAGGAAGATATTTTTATTAAAGTTCTTGATATACATGATCATGGTGAACTTGAACTAGTTGAAATAGAATTAGACGATGGAAGAAAAGTAAGATGCACATTAGACCACAAATTCAGAACGAAATGCAATCAGATGTTACCACTTCATCAAATACTATCGGAAAACCTGGAATTGGTTTAGAGTGTCGTCTTTGTGGAATTTTTTTGAAAAGACTTCATATGCATATTCGAAACGTGCATGATCTAGAAAAAGATGAATATCTTAAACAGTTTCCAAATGAAGATCCAACTTTGACATGTCCAACATTAAGAAAGTCATATTCAAAAGCTGGAATTGTAGGTGGTAATAACTGTAAGCCAAAAATGGTCGCAGAAGGTAGATGGGATGCAATACAAGTATCACGTAGTATTGCTATGAAAAAGTGTATTGCTGAAGACCCACGCCAGCAAGAGCTTCGCAGACAAAATATGATTCGTCTTAATAAAACTGACGAACAACGAAAGCGTTCAAGTGAAACAGCAATAAAAACTTCTGCAAGACCTGAAATCTTAGAAAAAAGAACCAAGAATTTAAAAAATTGGAGAGACAATAATTACGACGATTTTTATAATAACTGTTGCCACAAAATGCTTAGTTCATGGCATTCAAAACCTGAACTTGCTTTATTCAAAGCAATTAGTGAAAAATACATAGACTTTCAACACAACAAGATTATTACATCACATTTGTTTAAAAGCAAATCAGGCCGTCGTCAAATTGATATTTTGTGTGAAAATAAAAAAATAGCTGTTCTGTACGATGGACCAGCACATTTCATATCGATTCATGGTAGTAAAACATTACAAAATGTAAAAATTTCTGATGAAGATGTTAACACAGCACTTCCAATTCTCGGTTATACACTGATTAGAATATCAGACAGCGAATACACAAATAGAAAATTTGAAATATTCACGCAAAAATGTTTAGACAAACTATTTTTGCTTATTGATGAAAATAAACCTGGACTTTATAGATTAGGAGATGAATATGGCGAAAATAATATCCTGTAAACCAATTGGGAAGCATCCCACACGTGATCTTGAAGTTGATCATGCTGATCATCAGTTTTATCTTTCAAACGGTGTGTTGACATCTAATTCACATTCTGTCGCTTATGCATTCTGCTCTTATCAAACAGCGTGGCTTATGACATATTTTGAACCTGAATGGCTCTGCGCGTATATTGAATCAATGATTGACGATCCGGATTCACGTTCTCAAGCAATATCTGAACTTAAGTCATTTGGATATAAAATTGGAAAAGTTGATATTAATAAATCAAGCTTCAAGTGGATTATCGGCGATGACAACAAAACTTTTGTTCCTTCATTTAAAACCGTAAAAGGTGTTGGTGATGTTGCAATTGAAGAAATCGTTAGACTGAGACCTTATAATGACATAAATGATTTGCTTTGGAATGATGACGGAAGTTGGAAACATTCTAAATTTAATAAACGTGTTTTTGATAATTTGACAAAAGTTGAAGCATTTGACTCGATGAACATTGCTGGGCAAGGATGTAAATTTGAAAATTATAGGCAGATGAATAAATGCATAATAGAAAATGTTCCTCTGCTGAAAAAGAAAAATGGAAAGGAGACACTTGAAAAGTTAATTAGTGATTCAAATCTTGAAGCGGATTGGTCAACATTTGAAAAGATTGCAATGTATAAAGAGCTTATGGGAGAAATTAACGTTGACTTGATTATCTCTCCAGAAATTCAGCGTAATCTTGCAAAGAAAGATGTAAAGTGTATTGATCAGCATGATGAAGGAAAAGATGTTGTATGGTTCATTCCTGTAAGAGCCATCAAGAAGACATCCAAGAATGGCAAAGAATATTTGTTGCTTACTGTAATAGATCAATCAGCAAAAGAACACAGAATTTTTATATGGGGAGCAGATGACGATTCATCGATTATGATGAACACACCTTATGTAGCCGAAGTAGAGAAGACAGGTTTTGGTTTTTCTTCTCGATTAACAAAAATGAAGCAACTTACATGAAAAAGAAACCAGATCCAGATGTTATAATTTCACATCGATCTGAAGAAGCTCTTAAAATTCTTCATAAGATTATTAATGAAACTCGAGAATTTGATGTTGAAATAATTTCAAAAGGAAGAAAGTATTTCATTGTTTGTGAGTCAAAGTTTATTGATGAATATGAACTTGCCGAAACAAGGGAATATTGTGAAACTTGGATTAATGGTTGGGATTGTGCAATTGAAATAAAGAATGAACGTGATACTACTACATGGTGATGAATTAATATGAATACTAAAATGGTTATAGTTGTCAGAAAAGATTTGAATATGCGAAAAGGCAAGATTGCAGCTCAGGCTGCTCATGCAGCAAATGCATTTCTTACACGACAACTAGAATCTGCTGCAAACAAAAACATTTATCGAACATCACTGACACAAAGTGTTTCACTTTCATCATATGAAATTCAGTGGATTGCAGAATCAAATGCAAAAATTGTTGTAGGTGTGAATTCTGAATCTGAGCTTCGTGAACTTATTGAATGTGCAAGAAAATTAAGAATACCCACAAATCAAATAATAGATGCTGGAAAAACTGAGTTTAATGGTGTTCCAACACTTACATGCGCTGCATTTGGTCCATATTCATGTGAAGAACTAGATAAAGTAACAGGTCACCTTAGTTTGCTATAAAGGAGAGTTTAAATGAGAAAACAAAAAGATCCAAAATGGCAAAATATTATAGACGAATGTCCAAATTTGTATGCAGGCTGTGATCAATATGTTTTTGGTGTAGATGATGGATGGTATTCTCTTATTAGAGATCTTTCAATTAAATTAGAACCTTTGATTCTTGCAGCAAATGCTATTGCCGTAGAAGACTATGAGCAATTTCGAGTTTTACAAATTAAAGAAAAATTTGGCGGACTGAGATTCTATATGAGCTATACATCAGATGAAATGAACAAATTTATTTCTGATGCAGAATCAAAATCATATGAAGTTTGTGAACAGTGTGGTGATCCTGGAACGCCTACGACAACAAGCTGGATAAAAACTCTGTGTGAGTATCATAAAGTTAATCGATATAAAAATAGCTAAACGAGAAAGGCTGCTTTTTTGAGTCAAACGTTTTTAAAGCGAACATTACTTGTTAATTCATCGTGGGAACCACTGAATTTTCTTGATGATCGAAGAGCAATTTCGCTTCTTATAAATGAAAAAGTTGAAGTAATTTCAATTTGGGATGGTGAAATGCTTATTCCTTCTCTTGGACAAGAATTGCCAGCCGTTCTTCGTCTTAGAAAACAAATAAAGAAACCATTTAAAATGCCAAAATTCCGTCGTAAAGTTGTCTTTACACGTGATAGTTGGTCTTGTCAATATTGTGGAATTCAACTTTCTACAAAAGAAGCAACAATTGACCATGTTATTCCAAAATTTAATGGTGGCAAAACTGATTGGAAAAATTGTGTAACTGCATGTGTTATTTGCAATCGTCGTAAAGGATGTAAGCGATTAGAGTTTGCAAGAATGTCACTTATTAAACAACCCGAAATTCCTAACGTGATTCACTTTTGGGATCTTCGAAAAGGAAATATTGAATGGCACCCTATGTGGGACAGTCTTATAATTCATCGTATGAAATGATATTTATCATATGAAAATTTTAAAAGAATATCTGAGGGCAGTTTTGAGTGAGTATTGGGGTGAACCAATTGGAGGAGTTCGACCACAACTAACAAAAGCTGATCCAACAATGCCTGACAACAGATCTGATGTGAAAAGTCCAGGCTCTGAAGCAAAAGAAGATCTTTTAATGCTTGATGAACCAGGAGTGATTGTTGAACCAGATGTTCGAAAGAAAATAAAGGCTTATTTTTCAGCAATGAAACTCGTTCCAGGTGATAAACCTGGTAAAACATACAAATAAGACAATACTTAATAATAGCATGAAAATAAAGTTTTCTAAATTACGTTCTCTTATTGCAGAAGTTCTTACATCTGATCTGAAAGGTAAAGATGCTGAACGTGCTGAAAATGTTGAAAAATCGATGACTGATGTGCAATATTCATCTATCGCACGTCGTATTGTTGATCTATATGATGCGGCTCTTGAAACGAATTGGAGCAGAGCGATTGATAACCAAATTAATGCTATGAAGGCTACGAATGGTGTTTCTCTTAGTAAAGAAAAGCTCCAAGCCGCTGTTGATGATGAAATTTCTCTTCGTCAAGAATTGTTCTTTGGAAAAGGATTAAGTTCTGATGAATAACCATAATTTTGGAGCAAAGTTTCCATCTCCTCTTTCACCTATTGAAAGTCCGCCAACAATAGTTCAACAAAGTTCTGGAATGGTACCTTTGGTTATTTCTGCTCCTGTTGTTTCTACAGAGTCTGTTTTTCATCAACTGTGTAATGACTGGCAAGGAATTCCGTTTGCAGAACTTTCAGTTTTGTTATCATGGACAAAAGCACTTGCACATCTTCATCAAGCACATCATTGGCAATCAATGGGTGATCCATTTTATGGTGATCATTTGCTGTATGATAGACTGCATGTCGCAGTTTCTTCAGAGACTGATGTGATTGGTGAAAAAGCTGTCGGTGTTGGATGCACAGAGTTAATTGATCCAAAAACTGTTCTAAAAAACATGGTTGAAATTGTTGACTCACTTTATCTTGAGCGACCTGGAATCCCTCAACCAAACGATTTATGTCAGAAATCACTTGATCTGGAACTTGGTTATCTAAAAGTACTTGATCTCTGTAAGAAACATTTAGAGCATGGACAACGGCTTACACAAGGTGTTGAAAATATGCTAAATGATATTTATGATAAACATGAAGGCCATGTTTATTTGCTTAAACAACGCTGTAAGTAATTTTTAAAGTCCATGTGACTTTAACTGCTGTACGTGAGACAATTTTATAATAAATTGTTAATAAATCATGAGCATGACAGCAGAGCAATTTAGAGAAGAAGCGTGGAAATGTTATTATCGTCTCAATGGTGACAAATATGCTAAAGCCCGCGCAATTCTTCCGCGTGTCGATCGTCTTCTTGAAAGAAACCATTATTCAAGAACTGGTCAGATAAATTGGAAAAAAGCTGAACAAATATTCAAAGCTGAATTTGAGTCCTGTATTGAAGGCTCTGAATTTGAATGCCGTATTGACACACCTGAGAATCGTTATGCTTTAGCATATAAAATTGCTGAATATCTTGGTATTGAAGGACATTTAGCAAAAAGATATTTTGCTGATAACATTATGTGTCCGCTATGGGTAGTTGAACCATTGATTTGTAGTTATAAAATAAAAACAGGAAAAAAGAAGAAATTTTTATTTTTCTTTAATATTGATGAATGGAGACCACTAACTTTTGAAGAGGCACGTGAAATAATAAAATCAGATCGTGATTCACTTCATCGTCAAATCAAAAGGTTGAGCAGTAATTATTATCCGGATGTCGATGACTAAAAGGAGATAAAATGGTAGACTACAAAAAAGAATTGTCTGAATTTTTATACAATGAAGATCCGCTTGTTTTAAAATCACCACACAAATCTGAATATGACTGTGAAGCAATTGAAATTTTAAAGCTTCTTGAACATACGAGAAATTCAACAAAGATTCCTTTGATTCTTGCAAACGTTTTTGAAAAATCATTTTCTGCAATTTTTACAAAAAATGTTAATTGGAGAGCATTAGCACGAAAACTTGAAGAACATCCAGTTCTTAAAGATGCGATTGGAAGAAAACTTTGAAAATACTTGTAACAGGTGGAGCAGGATTCTTAGGGTCAAATTTAGTTGATTCACTTCTTAGTTTGGGTCATCATGTTGCTGTAGTTGATAATCTTCAAACAGGTAGAGTTTCAAATCTTTCACTTGCAATGAAGTCACATCGATTTCTTGGATTTGTAAAAGAAGACGTAATAAATTTAGGGTCTCATATAGACCCTTCAACATCTCTTATTTTCAATACAAAATGGGATGTGATTTATAATTTTGCTTGTGCTGCCTCACCTCCTGCATATCAGGCTGACCCAATTCACACAATGAAAACTTGCACTTTAGGCACACTTAATATGCTTGAAATTGCAAAAGAAAATGGGTCAGTTTTTATTCAGGCATCCACGAGCGAAATCTATGGCGATCCAGAAGTATCACCGCAAAAAGAATCGTACAAAGGATCTGTTAACACAGTTGGACCAAGATCATGTTATGATGAAGGTAAGAGAGCCGCAGAAACACTTTGCAGAGATTACAGAGAAACATATGGCCTGCCAACAAAAATTGTTCGTATCTTCAATACATATGGCCCGCGTATGGATGTTGATGATGGCCGTGTTGTTACAAATTTTGTTAAGCAAGCTCTTCTTGGTCAGCAAATGACCATTTATGGTGATGGTCTTCAAACACGCAGTTTTTGTTATGTTGATGATCTTATTGATGGGTTTGTAAAGTTGCTTGGAACTGACTTATCTTATATGGGACCTGTTAATCTTGGTAACCCTATTGAGTTTACGATTATGGAGCTTGCATTTCTTATTGCAGATAAGTTAAAACTTCAAGGAACGCTATTTCAGAAAAATCCTCTTCCACAAGACGATCCAAAACAACGAAAACCTGATATATCTGAAGCTATGAGAGTTTTGGGCTGGTATCCAAATGTAAAAATTGCAGATGGATTAGATAAAATTATTTCATATATTAAATCTGAATTAACGGATCAAAAGCGAATATGAAAATTTGTTTTTCATTTTGGGGATTCCTTGAAGCGCCTGAAGCTTCAAGTGTTGTTGAAACACCTGACGGAATGAGAGGTGAGCGATATCTTATCGTTGACGAAATGCTCAGAAGAGGACATCAAGTTTTTTGTGTTCAAAAAAGACGAGAAGAGTTACCATATCCAGGTGTTGTATACACAGATAAAATTCCAGATGTTGATGTTGCATTTTTTGAATGGCGCTGGAAGACTTGGAAGAACAGCGATAAAAATTCTCAAGAGACTGATTGGAATAGACAGTGCGAGTTGCTTGATGAATATTCTAAGCGTGGAATACCTTGCTTAGCACATGATGCTGATTGCAAGTTGCTTCCTGAAGATGAACTTCGATGGCCTAAATTAGTGATTGGTGAATCATCATTGTCGCCTGTCCATCATCACCGAAAAAGAATTCAAATGCCTCTTTGCACAGACTGGCGTCAGTATCATAAGCCTGCTGAGTACTCATACAATTATGCATATCTTGGAAACAATTATGAGCGTGACGAACAGTTTTCAAAATATTATGCTATTTCTGCAGGTGTTCTAAGGGTCTCGGGAATTCAAACATCAGTTCATGGAAACTGGCTTAATCGTTCACCTGAAAGAGCTGATCCAAAACAAATTTTAAAACAATGGCCAAATATTTCATTTGGTGCAAGACTTTCATATAGAGACGGAATGCAAATGTTGAGTAAGTCGATTTGCACAACAAACATTTCAAAGAAGAGTTTTTCTGATCACGGATTTATAACACTTCGTTCATTTGAATCAATTCAGTGCGGTGCACCATTTTTGATTCCTCAAGAGCATAAATTTCTTAAATCAGTTGGACTTGGAAGATATGTTGTAAATTCACCTGAGGATGTTGTGAAAAGTGTAATTGAAATTCAAGGAATGAACTTGGCAACCCGCGCTGAAATTGTTCAAGCTCAAAAAGAAGCACTTTGTAAACTTGCTGATTTTACACCATCAAATAAAGTAAACATTATAGAAGCTGTTTCAAAACGAGAAATTACATAAAGGCATATTTTGACGCTTGACATTAAGAATTGGAAAAACTGTTTTCCGTTTCCAGAACCACGTGAAGATCAAGAAAAATGTATCCAATTTGCGTTGGAGCAATTTTTTATTCATGACAAAGATTATGTTGTGATTGAAGCTGGCCTTGGAATTGGAAAGAGCGCAATTGGAATGACGATTGCAAATTTCTTTAATTCTCACTTACAAGAAGTTGAGCAATTACCCACAGCTGATCCAGAAGAATTCGCTGCAGGTAGTTACACACTTACATCTCAAAAAATTCTTCAAGAACAATACCTTAGAGATTTTTCTGATGCTCCATGTGAATTAAGAACAATTATTTCATCAGCAAATTTTTCATGTTCAGGGCGCCCAGGAAGCACTTGCGCTGATTCACTTCGTGTTTATTCAGCACTTAAAGGAAAATTTCCTGCTGCTCCACAAAAGCATTGTAAGCAATTTTGTCCATATAAGCAACAAAAGCGTGAGTTTCTTCAAGGATTAAATGGTATAACAAATTATCCTTATTTTCTTGCTGAGACGATGTATGCTGGACAGCTTAAACCTAGAAATCTTCTCATCGTCGACGAAAGTCATAATATCGAAAGCAGCTGCGCAAAATTTGTTGAGCTTCGTATAACAGAGAAGTTTGCAAAATCAGTTTTGAATCTCACTATCCCATCGACAAAAAAAATTGATGATATGTTTGAATGGCTCTCAAAGAAATATGAGCCTGCACTTCAAAAATGTATTAAGAAACTTGTAAAAGATATTGAAAAAGCAGATGAATCAAAAGCTGTTGAGTATTCTAAAAAATTAGAAACTTTAGATAAACATATTTGCAAAATTCATCGACTTCAAAAAACTTGGAGTCCACTAAACTGGATTATTAATGTCGATGATTCATCAGGATTATTTTGGGATTTTAAGCCTGTAGATGTTTCACTTTGGACAGAAGATTTGCTTTTTCGTTTTGGAAAAAAGAAATTGCTTCTTTCAGCAACGATTCTTGATTATGATTATTATTGCAAATCAACAGGAATTCCGAAAGACAAAACAGCATTTATATCAATTGATTCACCATTTAAGCCTGCGAACAAACCTATTATCTATGTTCCAACAGGAAAAATGTCATATGCTGAAATTGACAAAACACTTCCTCACCTTGCTGATATGGTAAGGGAAATTCTAAAGTCACATCAAGGTGAAAAAGGTATTATTCATTCTGTCAATTTTAGAATAGCAGAATATATTATGAATAATGTTAAAGACTCACGTCTGCTTGTTCAAAAGAAGGGAATGGACAGAAATGAACTTCTTCAAAAACATGTTTCATCTTCAGAACCAACTGTAATCGTATCACCTTCAATGACAGAAGGTGTAGATCTCAAAGACGATCTTAGCCGTTTTCAAGTTTTTTGTAAAATCCCATTTCCTGTTTTGACTGATGAAGTCGTAAAGAGGAAAATGGCTGCAAGAAAAGAGTTTTATGGTTATACGACAGCACAGTCAATAATACAAGCAGTAGGTCGTAGTGTACGATCTGAAAGTGATTGGGCTGTGACATATATACTTGATTCTTGTGCGAAGGATTTTTTCAGAAATAATTCACATTATTTTCCTCCAAGTTTTTCAAATTCTGTTATGAATCTTGGAAATGAAAAATTGTTTTAATAAAAGGACAAAATATGCTTGGAAAGAAAAAGAAGTTTGCAAATCAAAGAATCATAATCCTTGAAGGTTGTGATAAAGTTGGCAAATCAGAAATTGCTCGTGCAATATCAAAAAAATATGGAATTCCATATATCAAAAATACTTCTGAGTGGTCCGCAGGACTTCGAAATCCAGATTATTTTGTGAATACATTACGTTACGCTGAACCATATTTTCTTTCATATTTAAAACAATCAGGTGCGTCTGTTGTTCTTGATCGAAGTTATCCGTCTGAATGGGTGTATTCAGAAGCTTTTGGACGAACAACAGATCACGATGCTTTAAAATTTGTTGATGAAGAATATTCAAAATTAGGTGCACAAATTATTGTTTGCCATCGAAGTTCATATGAAGGAATCAAAGATGATTTATTTCCAGATGATATAGAAGAAATTAAGTTATCTGAGCTCGATGGGTTATATACAAAGTTTTCATCACAAACACGATGCAAAACATTGCGATTAAATGTTGATGATGAAAACCTCTCGCGTGAACTTGAAGATATATCATTGTTTTTAGAGTGTCAAGAAGATTAACTAAAGAAAGAAAAAGTATAAAGTTCATATGATGAATAAACGTGCTTTGATTACTGGTGGTGCGGGATTTATCGGATCTAATTTAGCACACAGACTTCTAAATGAAGGATGGGAAGTATCAGTTGTCGATGATCTTTCATCTGGAAAAACTGACTTTGTTGATATACGAGCTGCGATGTATATTGCTGATTTCGCTGATCCAAGTCTTCTACAGTTAATTAAGAATAAAAATTATGATGTTGTATTTCATCTTGCAGCAAAGCCTCGTGTGTCGTATTCAGTAGAATATCCTGCTGAAACAAATGATATCAATGTTCAGCGATTCGTTGCTCTTCTTGAAGCTTGCAAAGGTAATGTTAGAAGATTTATCAATACATCGTCATCATCTGTTTATGGTGGCGCAAATATTCTTCCAACTCCTGAATCGCATGAGCATAACCCACGTTCGCCATATGCACTTCAAAAATCTATAACTGAACAATACTGTAAATTATTTTATGATTTATATGGACTTGATTCTGTATCAGTTAGACCATTCAATGTTTTTGGTCCGCATCAATTAGGTGATAATCCTTATGCATGTGCTGTGAGTGCTTGGCTATACGCAGTAAAACACGGACTGCCATTACGTTCTGATGGTGACGGGACTCAGTCACGTGATATTACATTTGTTGACAATGTTGTTGATATATTTGTACGATGTGCTGAATCATCATTGCGATTTACGGGTAAAGAAGCATTCAATGCCGGAACAGGATTTAGCATTACAAATAACGAAGTACTTCAATGGTTCAAAAAAGAATATCCTAAAACTGAGATAAATCATGCAAATTGGCGATTAGGCGATGTAATGAAAACGCAAGCTGATATAGATCTTTCAGAAAAACTTTTAGGATATAAACCGCTAGTAACATTTTGGGATGGTTTAGAAAAAACTGTGAAGTGGGCATTTGAAAGCGAGCTTTTTTAATAATGAAAGAATATGAAGATTTTACAGAGTGCTATTATGATCTTGTTAAGCAAGTTTATCTTAATAATGAACATGAATCAGCACCAAGAGGATTGAGAATCAAAGAAACACTTGGCGTTACATTTGCAATAAAGAATCCACTAAATAGACTTCTTTATATTCCAGAACGAGGGTTTTCGCTTACATACGCAATTGCTGAAATTCTTTGGTATTCGTTAGGCGAAAATTCTACAAAGTGGATTTCGAATTATTCTAATTTTTGGTCAAATATTTCTGATGACGGATTGACCGCTAATTCAGCTTATGGTGCAAGAATGTTTAAGCCGCATTTTGCAATTGCAAGAAATCGAATTGTGCAATGGGACTATGTTTATGAAGAGCTAAAGAGAGATCCAGATTCACGAAGAGCTGTGATTCATATTCGAACACCAGATGATTCTGTTGACGCAAAGCTAGATGTTCCTTGCACACTTTCGATGCAGTTCTTTATTAGAAATGGTAAACTTGATATGGTTGTGAATATGAGATCATCAGATTTGATATTTGGCATTTCATACGACATTCCAGCATTTACATATTTTCAAGAACTTCTTGCTTTGCGTTTAGGAATTCAGGTTGGAAAATATATGCATATGAGTAATTCACTTCACATATATGAAAGACATTTTGATATGTGTGAAAAAATACTTGCAGGTGAATCTCAAAATAAACTAAACAGACTTCCAATGCCTCAAATGAAAGAGACACCAAATTTTGATATGCTAAACAAACTTCAAAATCTTTCATTACATATGGATACTCAAGAAAAGCTTGAAGCACTTATAAATTATTCAAAATTATTTTTTACGAATATGAATTTACCAATTGAAAATGATTGGATATCGATCTTGCTTTCAAATCAAGCAAAAAAATTAAAACTTCAAGCATTAAAAACTAAACTTATTACTGAAACGACTTTCGAAGGATTCCATGCATTCACGTGAAACTGCTTTAAGTTATGATGATGTGATTCTTATTCCAAAATATTCTCAAATTGAATCTCGATTTGATCCTGATACGCATGGATTTATTAAATCTCGACAAGGAAAAGAATTTGCATCATTTACAACACCAATTATTTCAGCGAATATGGACACTGTCACAGAAGCTCATATGGCAATCGAAATTGCAAAATATGGTGCAATTGGCTCTCTGCATCGTTTTATGAGTGTAGAAGAAGAAGTTAGACAGTTTAAACTTGTTAAAAACTCAAACTTCGGCGCTCCTGTAGATTGTTTCGTGACAGTTGGAATTAAAGACTGGAAAGAACGTACACGCGCACTTGTTGATGTAGGTGCAACAATGTTTATTGTTGATATTGCTCACGGCCATTCTTCGCTTATGAAAGATGCTGTTATGGGAATGAGGCGCGAGTGGGGTCAAGATATTCTTATTATGGCAGGAAATGTTTGCACTGGTAAAGCTGTAGAAGATTTATCTGAGTGGGGCGCAGATATCATCAAAGCAGGCGTCGGCGCAGGTGCAATATGTAAAACACGCATGGTGACCGGGCATGGTTACCCAAGCTTTAGTTCACTTCTTGAATGTTCACAAGTTGCAGATAAAATTGGTGTGCAATTGATTGCTGACGGAGGTATTCGAACATCAGGCGATATTGTTAAGTCTCTTGTTGCAGGAGCTGATCTTGTTATGCTTGGTTCATTACTCGCTGGGACAGATGAGTCTCCAGGAGAAATTGTTGAAGAAGCACATGGTAAAAGATTCAAGGTATATCGAGGCATGGCTTCACATGAAGCTCGTGTCAAATCAAACAATAATGTAAAAGCTGCAAGTGAAGGTGTTAGTTCTGTTGTGCCATACAAAGGTTCAGTTCGAGATATAATTCATGAATTGACGATGGGAATTAAAAGCGGAATGTCATATTGTAATGCTTCAAAGCTAAGTGAAATTTCAGCAAAAGCAGAATGGAAAATGCAAACATATTCTGCGTATATTGAAGGGACACCTCATATTTTACGGAGTGGTGAATGAGTGGGAATCAGTTTATTGTTTATTGTGGACCTATGTTTTCGTCAAAAACGACGAAACTTTTAACTTCATTAGAAAAATTCAAATATCAGAATAAAAAGGTCGTCGCGTTCAAGCCAAAAATTGACGACAGATATTCAAAAACCGATATTGTGACACATTCAACATGGAGCTATCCTGCAGTTCTTGTTTCAGAAGGAAAAGATATTCTAAGTTATTTAGCAAGCACAGACGACATTTATGATGTTATTGCAGTTGATGAACTGTTTATGATTTCTGGTGCGTCAGAAATTCTCATATGGCTTTTCAAAAGAGGAATGACGATTGTTGTTTCATCTCTCGATCTTTCAGCTGCAGCAAAACCATTTCATGAAGTAGAAAAAATATTACCATTTGCAACTGTTGTTGAAAAGTGCAGTGCAGTATGCACAGTTTGTGGTAATGATGCACATTACACATACAAAAAAGCTGATGATATTCGAAATGTAGAAATTTCTGTTGGCGGATCTGAAATGTATGAACCACGCTGTTTTAAACATTGTGCTGCAATGAAAGACCTTGAAGACCTAATATGAGTTCAGGAATTTACATCACTAGCAGTTCGGAAAAAGTTGAGTATCATTCTCTTTATGAACTTAAAAGAATGGTTGAGCTTGATAGTGATGATGATGTTTTGTCATGGTCACGATGCACAATTGAAATTCAGTTTTGCGGTCCTCAAGGAGAAGTTTGCAAATTTACACCAACGTTGTCTGTCTATAGAAAGAATAACATAACAACACTTGAAGATATAAAATGCAAACTAACCGATTATGATGTTTTGAAATTAAAGGCTGCTGTTGATTGGTGTAAAGAGCGAGTAGGTTTTAAATATCAAATAATTCAATATGAAAATGCTCCTGCTTTACCTACAGTAAAATTAGCAAATTATTCAAACGAATATGGAAAATTTGTTCGTCCAACAAGTGAATGGGTTTATATTTCAATGGCATGCATGGTTGCTGCACAGTCTACCTGCCTGCGCAAAAAGGTTGCCGCTGTTTTTACAGATTCAAAACTTCAACGTATTCTGTGCCTTGGGTATAATGGAAATGTTGCTGGTGGACCAAACTGTTGTGACTCTTTAAATGCGGGTGCATGCGGTTGTACACATGCAGAAATAAATGCTCTTACAAAGAATGTTGAAGGGTTAGAAGGTTCGACATGCTTTCTTACGTTATCACCGTGTATAGCTTGCGCCAAGGTTCTTATTAATAGAGGAATCAAAAGAATTGTTTATTACGAATCCTACAGAGATACATCTGGAATTGATTTGTGCCAGAAGTATGGTATTCATATAACAAAATTTGATAATCATTCAGAGTATGAAACAGGTGTAGCTAATTCAGCAATTCCGACTATTTATTGATTGGATTTTATGAAAATTCTTACTGAATCTGAAATTTTAAATCTATTTCGAGAAGAACAAGCTTTGAAAAACAAGGCTCTGGTTAAAGAAGTGGATATGTATTTTAAAAATGCAGCAAATAAAGATGAGCTAACTATTGTTAGTCCAGACCTTAAGGTGAAACACAAGAAGTCTGGTTATCGTTATACTGTTGATTCTGTTTCTGCAAGAGATGTTACGCTTAAGACACCAGAGGGTGAATTATTTGACGTTGACCAAAAATCATTGGAGAGTGAATATGAGCTTGACTAAAAAATTGGATCTTATTAAGATCGTAAAAGATTCACTTACAGCTGCAGGTGTTCCTGGTCCTGAAGTTTCTAAACCAGAAACTAAACAGATCGAAGAAGCATACGTTACACAGCAAAAACAGTATTCACAAGTATCTGAGTTTGTTTCTCAAAAAACAAAGGATTCACATACAGAGTTATATAAAGGGTATATCTCAAAACTAAACAACATTTCTGCTAAATTAGATTCTGTTTCAAAAGATGCTGATTCGAATTCAAGTGATTATCGGTCACTTAAAATTGATGAATCATATAACTTAAATGCTGTATGGCTTCATGAGCTTTATTTTGCAAACTGTTTTGATCCACATTCAGAAGTGTATATGGATTCTCTTGCATTTCTAAGACTTCAACGTGATTTTGGAACATTCGAAGACTGGCAAAAACATTTTGTTGCAGCTGGTGTCTCAGCTCGCGAAGGCTGGCTAGTTTTGGCATATAACACATTTTTGAAGAAATATGTTGTTGCTCTTATTGATGGCCATAACCAAAATGTAATGTTAGGACTTCATCCTGTGCTTGTTATCGATATGTGGTCACATTCATATTACAGAGACTACTTAAACGATAAACAAAGTTATCTTGTTGCACAAATGAGAGAAATTAATTGGGGCGTCGTTGAAGAACGTTTCAAGAGAACTGAAAAAATAGCTGAGGCATTAAAATGAAGCATAAAAGTAATATTGACAATATTAATGATGAAATATTGCTTGAAGCTCGCGATGGTCAAGATATGCCTACAGAGCTTAGTGATATACTCGATCTTGTGCCTAATCTAAAATTGTCTAATACACCTCAAGGCTGGTTTGCGACAGTTAAAATCACTGAACGTGATCAACGTGGTCAAAATGCACAAGAGCGTGCTTGGTCTAATATTAAGTCAGTATTGTCAAAAAAGCCATGGAAATTACTTGACACGACTAAAGGTGGGTGGGATGCGCAGACAGATACAGGCTCAGCAAATCATACCTCACGAGGACAAACATACGTCAGTTCTTCAGGTCTGGTTGTAAAATTGTCATCAGCAACAAATTTTCGCACTGGCACAAAGACTTGGTCTTTATCAGCCGAGAATATGAGCACAAACGAATCACTTACGCGTAAAGATGTTAATGAGTTCGATAAATTTATGGACAAAATTTTGATTTCTGAAGCTCACTCAAACCGCTCGAATAAAAAGGGTTATTAGAATGAATATCAAAATGAAAATGTCAGCTCTTCGGACGCTTCTTGAAACTGCAGCTTCAGAAGATTGGTCAGATCTTGATGTTCGGCGCACGATTAAGAACCTTGTTTCAGAAGCGGATGAACAGCAAGTTGCTATCTATGAACCTTTAGAAAAAGACTCATTGGATGCAAAAGTAGATTCATTTCTTATCAAGGCAGAAAATCCTGATTCAGACATGATGGAATCTAGGTATATAAGTTTTGATAAATTTTTACGTGAGGCTCCAGAGGATGAAGCACCTGCTGAAGAAGATCCGGCTCCTGAGCAATTAGTTACTGATGATGATGCACAAACACCTGATGTTAAGCTTGATGTGCATCAATTTGCAAATGAAGTTGCACGTTTGACAGAAAACTTTGAAAATCTTGTTGACATTAGAGGATCGATCTTGCGAAGAAGTTTGAATTATGTTGGTAAGAACCACGGCACTGCTATTGCAAAACAAGTTGAAGATATACTAGAGCAAAATTTTAATATATCTTTAAAGAAGAAGGATCTGGATTATGACACGGTTCCTCCTCCTGCTGCAGGGGCAGGTCCTGGATCAGCTGACTAATGAAAAAATATGAAATATTCTCAAATGTAAGAGATGTTCATCTAAAGTTCAAAAGAGAAACACATGTGCTTTTGAAACATGTTAGTTTTGACAGAAAATTGACAATAACAGAAATTGTTGAAGAACTTTGTTCACAGTTTGTGAATGGCCATCCTGAATTAGAAAAGATAATTGATTCGTATATCGTAAGAAAGACTAAATCAAAAATTTCTGAAATCGATCGCAAAATTCAACGTGATGTTAATTATGCTAAAAAAGAAATTCCAAAAGATGGTGAGGATGTTCTTTATCGCATGATCGATGAAGAAAGTCCATTTAATAGGACCAAAAATGATAATGAAGATGATTGAATATCTTCTTAGAAAGATTCCTGCGATTAAGCGTGTTTTAGATAGTCAAAAACTGCTTGATGAAAGCGCTGCATCATTTATAGCAATTACAAAATTGCATCTTGAAATTCTTGAAAAACTAAAGTCTCAAGAAGTTTTGATTGATCAATTAACAGAAAATTACTTGGATGTACTTGAATGTTTGACTTATCCAAATGACGAAATAATCACTGTTGATGAACTTGAAGAAATTCCTCCAAAAAATAAAAAGGATTTAAACTAATGTCATTTATGTTGCTAATGAACCAAGCATGGATTTTTATTAAAAAATACTGGTATATCTTTACTGCAGTAATTGGATTTCTAATTGTTAGCGTTGTTTTTAGATCAAATGGTGTGATCGAGCTTTCTGATCTTCTTCAGAAGATTCGAAAACGACATGATGATGAACTAAAAGCTGTTCAAAAAGCAAATGATGTTGAAGCAGAAAAAAAAGCTGCAGCTGAGCTTAAGTTGAAAGAGACACTTGCAAATATTGAAAAGAAATATGAGGAATCAAATCAAGAACTTGATTCAAAAAAGAAAAAAGAAATTATCAAGATCGTAAAGGAAACGCAAGATTCTCCTATGGAGTTGGCAAAAAAATTGCAAGAATCAACAGGATTTAATATAATTCTTCCAGAGGAATAAATGAAAATTAAAAATTTGCTGATTTGTTTGTCGATTTTGTCGACAAACGTTGCTATCGCTGATGATACACCAAGAAATGCAACTGCTATTTCGTCCATCGCATCATTGCCATCACCAGCATCTTCTGATGAAGGTGAACTTGCTGCTCCAACAATTTCGCCGATGCTTAAAGGACAAAAAGCACCATTCAATGGAATTTTGTTAAATGCTCCAGCTGTTGCAACAATAAAGGTTGAGCTTGATACTGCAAAAGAGAAATGTGCTATTGAAATTACAAAACAAGCATCAGTTTGTCAAGCAAATTGTGACCTAAAGCTTGCTGTGAGTGCTGCTGCATTAGAAAAAGAAAAAGCAATTTCGAGTGTTTTGATTAAATCTCGTGATCAAACAATTATCGATATTTCAAAAAAGCTTGAAGATTCAGAGAAGTCTCGTCCAAATCCTGTTGTTTGGGCAGGTGTTGGTATTGTCACAGGAGTTGTAGTAACACTTGCTTCTGTACTTGTTGTGTCCTTGGCTACTAAATAATGAGCAAGATTTATTTCTTGTTTCTTACTATTTAATATGGACAATTAAGTTGAAAATGAAGACTTCTACAAAGATATCAAAAAATGCTCTAAGAGAATTTGTTAGAGATATGCTTGACAACAAGGCTAATGCTCCTGCAGTGAATAATGAGCCTGTTACAAACGTAAACCCTGTTCTTGATGTACAGCAACAAATGAAAGGTGATGGTACACAAGCTATTAATCCTTCATTTGTCCCACAAACAACTGCTGAGTTAGCTGACGGTATTAAGCACTTGGTAGATAATGTCGATGAACTAGATATTCCCGGTGTTTATACTACAGTAAAAAATGCCATAGAAGATCAACTTAATAAAGATAGCGAGATATCTCAAATGAAAAAAACTAATAAAGATGATGTAAAAGAATCACTTCGTTTAATGATTAGAAAAATTATTGCCGAGACTGAGACAAAGCCTTGGGATGATGCTTTTGATGATAAGTCTTTGGAAAAAGATGAAAAACAACCGCGGCCATATACTGCTGTAGCAGACGAAGATGAAAATGAAGATGATGAATATGAACGCAATGGTTACCAGCAAACTGAAGATGGTGGTGAGACGCTTGATACAATTGCAAAAGAGCTAGGATATGCAAATACACAAGGTGTTCGTGCTGCTGTTATTTCAGCACTTAAATCTGCGGCATATATGATTAATCTTGACCCAGATGAGCGCGAGACTCTAACGCTGATTGCAATGGATGATTATATTAAATATCTCAAGAGCTCAGGTGAACTTACAGAAGAAGACGTTATGTTGCTACGAGCTCATCCTAATATGGTTGTTGAACTCGATGGTTTCCGCGAGCATATGGCAAAATTCATTAAAGCAGGTATTCGTAACGCAGGTGAAAAATCACTTGAACGACGTGATGATGGTGATGAGGTTTACTAATAATGATATATCCACCTGTAGCAGCAGCAATTCAATATTCACCTGTTTCGTGTGATATTCAAAAAAATATTGCAGTTGCACAACAAATGGTTTTTGAAGCTGCAGCAAAGGGAGCACATGTCATTGTGCTTCCAGAGCTTTCTTTAACAGGAAATAAAATTGCTAGTAAACATGAAGCCGGATTACTAGCCCAAGACCGCTCTGGATATCAATCAGCTGCCTTCTATGAAATTGCAAGAAAATATAAGTGTTATATTGCATTAGGGTATGTTGAATTATCTGAGGGTAAACTATACAACTCAGCTGTTTTGATTGGTGAGAATGGTATCCTTGCAAATGCTAGAAAACGTCATCTTGAGGGATCTGATTTTCTTTGGGCAGAAAAAGGACGAGAAACATTTCAACCAAGTATTGTTACACCAGAAGGCAGAATTGGTTTGCTTCTTACAGGTGATGTTGTAAATGAACATATCGGCATTCGTCCGAGAGGTTTAGAATATCATAAAAAGCTATATAACAAAGGTGCTGTAGACACAATTTGTTTGCTTGGTAATTGGCCAGGAATTGCTCAAATGCCACAATCACAATGGGTGAATCTTGCTGAAGATGTTGGTTGCAACGTTATTGTTTCAAATCGTATTGGGTCAGAAGCAGGCGTAACGTATAACGGTGGTTCGTGCATTATTGATAAAAGTTTACAAGTTTGGACTCATGGTTCAAGTTTTACAGAAGCAGCAGTCGTAGGTGGTTCACTTATTCTATGAAAAGTATAAAAGAAGAAATGAGTGATTATCTTCGAGGAGCTGACGGTACAGTAGTGTCATCAAATGGCGGATTCATTAAAATAAAGAAAACATCATCACAAACTCCATTACTCCCTACATCAAAATGGGAATATTCAGATGACAAATCTTTAATTCGAAAACTATATGAATTTAGAACAACTGATATGAGAAATCGTTTTGTTTCTCAATTGCTTGAATACGAAACCAGCATTGGACATTTTGCAGATATCACGATCAACCAAGATTCAGTAAAACTTGAAGTTCAGTCTGAAAATAGAGTTACAAATTTAGATAAAGAATACGCAAGATGGTCTGATAGCCTATATCGTGATATTGTTTATGAGGTATAAATGTTTGGTCTTGGAAAAGATAAAGTTTATATTAGTGAATCGCTAAAAGGTGTGCTTGACGAATCGAAACTTGAAGCCGCAGATATAGAAGATTTGTCAAAAACTGACAAGTCAAACATCCCAAAATGTGCACTTGTGATAAATGACAAAACACTGTTTTCATCACAAAACTTATTGTCATTTAAAGCAAACAATAAAATTGCCATTTTTGTTATTGACATGTCTAATCAAAAAACTTTACAGTTTCAATTTGTTGATTGGATAGGTAAGTTTCCAACAGGTTCAATTTCAATATTCGGAAACGGAACATTGAAAAAAATACAATTCGTAGCAATGAATTTTTTTAGTTTTGAAAACAATCAATTAGAAATTGAGCTTGCAATTTGATACTTATCATATAGGTGAATTTCGATGTCTGAAGAAGAAAATAGTTATTTTGATAAATTTATGAAAGAAATTGTTGATTCTGAGAAGAAGAAGCAGGTTTATGATGAAGCTATTGAAGATGAAAGTCCCAATAGAAAATATGCAAAACGATATCGCGAACTTCCACAAAACAAAATAATCTTTAACAAGTAATTCAAATGAAGAAGCAAAAAAGTTCACCAGATAGCTTAGAGTACAATAAGTTAGTTGAAACCATTCGCAAGAGTGTTCGAAGCTTCCTTTCTGAAAATTCATTTATTAATGAAAAAGAGAAACAGGATGATTTAACTGCTGATTTATTTGGTGATGAAGAGCATGCACCAGAAGCGGCACCTGAAGCTACGGAAGCAGAATCACCTGCACCTTCGGCTCCTCCTGTTGATGATTCTGATGAAGTACAAAAAGAAATTACAGTTGATAGTGTAATTGAACGTCTTAATGCAATTCGAGCAGGTAAATCGTTTAAAGACGATGCCGTATATGCACAAATGGAAAAATATTTTGCTGAACTAAAAGAACCTGAAAGAGCTGCACTAGATGCATTCCTCAAAGGAATTTCACAAATTATTACAGGAGCTGTTGAAGGAGAAGCTGCAGCTGAACCAAAAGATCCGCCTGTAAACGTGCAAATGACAAAAACAGATAAAGTCAAGCACGTAAAGCCAAATGTGATTAGTAAAGGTGAACCAAGTTCTTCTGAACCGAATTCAAATAAAGAAGATACTTCTGCTCCTGCACCTGTAATCGCTAAAAAACGCTGAGTATAATTTCCTTTATGGAAAAAAGACTTGTTTCGCTTCCTAATGGAGAGTCGTTAGAGCTTGAATTTACGCCAGCATTTTACGATAAAGTGAGAAGCCATTTTGGTTTATCGTTTGATGTCATTCCTGATGATAATTATATCAGAATGTTTGTTTGGGGTGCCTTACAGACAGCAATGACGAAAGCGGAAACAGAAAATGTCGAACTCAAATCAGAATCTTGATGAATTGCTAAAACACTATGTTTCACTTATGATTAGTGAAGCAAAAGTTAGAGAAGCTGATCTTTCTGGTGACCGTAAAAGTAAATGGGGCTCTAAAGAGCACATTTCAGATCTTGAAAAGCGTATTGAAGAGCTCACTTATTGGAGAAATAAGCAAAAAAAAGGTTCTGATGCACGTGCAAATTATTCAAGAATTATTACACGACTCAAAGGTGATTTATCGTCTGCAAAGAAAAAACTTGCACAGATTTCATTAAAAGAACAAAATAAGAAAAAGAAGGTTTAAATATGTCTGGTGCAGCTGGTCATTTGATGCATTTGTATGACAATCGTCAACTAACATTTGCAGATATAAAAGAAATAATTCACACAGCTGCTTCTGGAAAACTAGAACAGGTTGTTGAAAAACTTGATGGTGCAAATCTTGTTTTTACGTGGGATCAATCTTCAGATAGGTTGCTCGTTGCAAGAAATTCTCGAGACATAAAAGAGGGTGGACGCAACTCTGAAGAACTAGCAGCAAAGTTTGAATCAAGAGGAAATCTTTCTCAAATGTTTTCTGAGGCATTTGATATTCTTGAAAGTGCGATTGGTGTAATGACACCTGCTGCAAGAACAATGGCATTTGGTACTGAAGCACAACGCTGGTATTCTCTTGAAATTGTTTATTCAACTGCACCAATTACAATTAATTACGATTCAAACAATATCATATTTCATTCTTGGCCTGTTTTTGAACATTCAAATGGTGTGATTAAACGACTTGAGTCTCATCGAGGTTCTCTTATAATTGAGAGATGTATTAATCAGATGCAAATGGCCGTTGCAAATAAAAAATGGCAAGTGCATGGAAAAATATTCGTTAATCTAAATGAGTTATCGACAAACGTTCCTCAAAAACTTTTAGCTAAACTTGATGAAGTAATTGCGAATGCAGGAATCGATGATTTCTCTACACTTGAAGATTACGTCAGATCTTGCATGCGCGAAGAAGTTTACAAATTGCGACTACCTCAAACGTTGAGCGAAAAATTAATTGAGCGCTCGTTAAAAACAGAAGGTTGTTTAACACTTACACAATTAAAAAAGATTGCTCCACAAAACAAAGTAACTGTTGTTAGTGAGTTTGTTAAAACGTCTGAAAAGCTAATTAAAAAATTTATTTCACCTATTGAAAGAATTGTAAACGATTTAGCGCTTGAAGTTCTAAAAGGTGTTAATTCAGCTCTAATTTCAAACCCTTCAAATGAAATTTGTAGACTTCAAAATAATCTAAGAGAAGCTGTTCAAATTATCGAATCATCAGGAGATGAAGAAACACTTCTTATTCTTCGTGAAGAGCTAAACAGACTTGGCTCTATTGACAATATTGCTTCAGCAATAGAAGGAATTGTCTTTCGATATAAAGGTAATTCATATAAGCTTACAGGTGCGTTTGCACCAATGCATCAAATCATGCGCTTACTAAAGAATGAAAATTTAAAAAGTAAAAGTGAAATTGTGACAAGTAAGTCTGATATCGAAATTCTATTGAAGGCTCATCTAATCAATAGACGATGAAATTTCTAAAAAGACATATTCCTGATCAAGTTTGGGAACGCTATAAGGATGTTTCACTTCATTGTGTAAAGCAATGTAGAAATAAGTTTATCCCTCCGCTTGCCGATGGGTCTTCACATTTGCAACCAATGGTTTTGCATAAATGGCCTGAGTCATCATTACACATTCAGTATGAGAAATGTGTAACTGGACCTGGGAATGGCGAAGCAAGGTTGGCATACATCCTAGGTGGAAGAATTGCAGGAAACGGAACATCATATGATATCATTATTCAAACGCCATTTGGTGAAACAAAAATAGAAGTGAAATCTGTAAAGTCATATTCGAATAATGTTCTTGCAGGAATTATGGGAATTATGTCGATGCAAGATATTAGAGCAAAAACATCATATGTCTTGAATAAAATTTCAGCAGCATTAGAGCGAAAACAAATATTTGATAGTTTTGATGAAGTTGACAGTCAGCTGTTGAACTATTTTCTTTCAAATACGATGCAATCACTTTCTAATGGAAGTTTTAAACTTTATACGACAGCAGAATTTGAATTAGTTCTTCGTTTGATAAATGAAAAAAAAGTGCAATTAAGCAACCAAAATTATTTTCATTTGAGAAAAGAAAAGTTTTGCGGAGAAGATATCGAGCTCACTTCAAGAGAGCATATCAAGATCACAAAAGTCATTGGAAATAAATTGAAAACTCAATATGA